TATCAATGAATGCGATCTTTCCAGCCGCAGCCATGCCCTTCGCGAGCCTAAGCGCGCTGTAGGTTTTTCCGCTGCCGGAAGCACCAGCGAGGGCTATGAGAAGTGAGACGTGCTCACGCTTGGCCGGCGCGAATTGGAATGTCATATCTATCTTCCTGTGGATAACTCAAAATTGTTTATGCGGAAACGTGAGGTAACGTGAGGAAATTTGCGGCACTTTGAAGGAGCATGAAGGAGCATGAAGGAGCATGAGTGATGTTGAGTGACATTGAGTGACATTGAGTGATGTTCTGTTGTATCTCGTTGAGGTTTGACAAAAAAATCAGGTGACCTCAGCCTAATTCTCCTAAGCAAATCAGGAGAATTACAATGTCCAATTATGCGAGAGCGATCAACGAGCCCTATTGGCGGGCGCTTCGATGGCAGGTCATCAACGAGAGAGCCGGCGGGATTTGCGAATGTTGCCATGTGAGATTCGCGGTGCAAGTTCATCACACTCACTACCCGACCGGACGCCGAGAACAAGCCCGCGATCTGTTGGCTGTCTGCGATAAATGTCACCATGATATTCATCATCCTGTCGCTGCAAACGACAACTTCGAGCAAGAGGAATTCGAGCTTTAGCCGGCCATGATCAGCGCTGGCTCGAACTCGTTGACCTCGCGCTCAAGCCACTTCGTTTCTTTGAAACCGGGATACTCAGGAACGATCGAGCGCGCCGGATAGCCGGGCCATTTGTCGGTCGTTATCGCGTGACGCCAGAGCGCAACACCGACCTCGACCTTCTTCCGTCCCATCGTCATCCAGTGCTCATCCATGTGCATTACGGTGAGAGCGAACGGCTTATCGGTCTCCTGGGCGATGAAGCGATAGCGTCGGCGGCCTGCGCCTTCCGGATCAAGGATGTCCAGCCCGCGCTCGATGAAAGCGGCCTGCACATTCCAGTTCGCAGCCTCAGCGCGAAGGCCGATGAGATGCGGCGCCACTGACATTCCGGTGGTTTTGTAGTCGTCAACGGTGCGTAGATCGTCATGCAGCCAATCGATCAGCGACCGAAACCATACGCCATCCTCTTCCCACGCGATCATCACCTCGGCAGCGCCGTTCATAAATGCGTCATTGTCCTCATGCTTGCGGAGCTGCAACAATGCCGCCGTCACCATGTCGGAGGCCTGCTCGAATTGATGTTCGAGAACGGCGATCTTGCCTGCGTCCGCAGCGGTCTCACGCGCGGCCTGCGCTTCCTTCTTGCGCCAATCGGGGAATTGCACGACCTCAATTTCCTTGCCGCGGCCAAGGATAAACCGGTGCGCGATGTTGCCGATGTCGAATTTGGTGTCGTCATCGTGTTCATAGTTCGGATTGAGGCGCGGGCTATCGGTCCACGCATGCAGCGGCGAGCGCTCGATCAGCGTCTTGACGGTCGATTGCGTGAGAGACGGCGACGGGCACGGGTCGTCACGGTAGTCCGCATCCAGCACGCCGCGGTAAATCCCTGGGGAAGTAATTTTCATGCTGCCCTCGCAGTAACGGTGCCAAATTTGCGCCCAGCCCGGTTCATGATCATGCGCAGCGCGCCGGTCTGGATCAGCGAGTGCACGGTGCGAACGTCGTAAAACACGGGGCCCATTTTGCTTCTGGCATAGCCGCGGCGAAAAGGGGTCAGGGGTTCGATCGTCGCTTCGATGATGCAGGCCCGCTGGTTGTTGCTGAGCGGCTTCATGCCAGCACCTTTTGCGCAGCCGCAACAGCGGCTTGGAATGCAGCGTCGACCACTTCCTGAATTCCGTAGTCGAACGAGCCGGCGTTCTTCGGAATGACGAAGCATTCCCGATCGGCTGCGCCGGTTGCCTTGAGCGTGGCGACAATCGCGAGCGGCTGGCGGATTTTGTCGAGGCCGACGAGCTTTGAGTCCGTGCGCACGCTCATGCTCGCGGCGGCCAGAGCCCTCGACCATTTGTCGCCGAGCGATTTGATGTGCTGTTCTTCCGTGGGCTTGAGCCTCATATCGCCCACCCGATCATGAAGCCGATCATAGCGAATCCGATCAGCAGGAAGGTGCACTCGGCGCGATCGATGCTCATGCGAACACCAGCCCGCGAGCTTCGCCGATCAGCTCCAGCGTCACATCGGTCGCGATGCCGTCGCGGATCTCGTGGATGAACACGACATCTTTGTATTCGCGGGTTTTGAGACGGCTGATGACTTCAGCGCGCGTGATCTCGGGATCCACAACGGCCTCTTGGCCGGCGGACCGATAATCCATCACGCACACGAAATAATGCGGCGTCGCAGTGTGCGGGGCGAGGGGGGAGCACTTGCAAGTCATCGACTGACCTCCTGATGAGGAGATCAGTCAAGCACGGCTTCACATGCTTGTCAAGCGGGGCTTCACGCCTTCTTTGCGGCCAGCGCCTGTTCTTCTTCCTGCTGCCGGAGAAGGGTATCCGCCATCATATCGAGAAGTTCCCGCCGTGCGGGGCTCAGGAGCTTCATTTTGATCTCTATGGGAGCTGGGGCCCCGGCCGGACCATAGAAATACTCCACGGGCATTTCCAGCGCCTGGGAGAGGCGTTCTATATGCGTTCGGGCGTCTGATTTACCCCGTTCCCATTGCCAGACGAGCTGCTTCGAGACCCCCACCTTGTTCGCGAGTGCCTCAAGGGTCATAGTTTTGGCCTCTCGCGCCTTCCTGATCAGGTTTCCCAATGTCATAGGAACAGCATAAAGCACAGCTTGACGCTGTAAATGAAGTGGGTCTTGACTTTGGCGTGAAGCCGTGCTTGACATCTCAACCATGTCAGAAACACCTTTGGATCGCGCTATCGCGGCGGTCGGCGGGCTCACCAAGCTCGCTGCTTCCTTAAACATCAGTAAGCAGGCCGTCTTGCAGTGGGATGAAGTCCCGCCGCTTCGCGTGCTGGCGGTCGAGCGCGTCTCGGGGGTGTCCCGCCATGAACTGCGGCCTGATCTGTATCCGCTGGAAGACGCGCGCACGTGATCCAAGTCGATGACATTTTCCATGTCTTATCCCCCTCGCCTTCATTGGCGAGCGAACAGCCAAGCACAACCTTAGCGGCGGGTCAACATTATGACTGAACTGTGATTTTTGGGGTGCGATCATGTTAACAATACTCGCTGTTTTACTGATCTGGACTGCCCTCGGTTTCGTTTTAGGCCCGCCGTTAGGCCGTTACTTGAAACGGCTGGATGTGGAACAAACGAATCACCTTCCGCCACTGCCAGCAAACTCGATCCTTGGCAAGCATCCAACGCGGGTATCCTGATGGCGACACACCTCCCGCAAAACCAGTTCATCACCCATTCCGTGACACCACCGTCGCCCGCCGTCACGGATACAGCCGGCGTGTCACCGTGCCCCCCAGATGCGCCGGCTGGCACAATTTCAGTTTCGCCCGGCGCAGTACGAAGGTCTCTACCGCGCGCAAATCCTGTCAAGGTCGGAGAGATCGAGCCCTCAGTGATGTTGGCTTGGGCGCCGGGCGAAAACCTACCTGCCATCGACTGGCAGGCGTTCTGGGACTTCATCACGGACGACCGGATCGTTCTGTTCGAACCGTTTGCTGAGCATCCGATGTTCATCATCGAGGACGGCTCTCTGCAACGCAGGGAAGCCTGATGGACGCGCTCCCCTCATATGCCGATGCGCCGTTCCATGTCCCGCCGGACGTGGTGCTGCATCTGCCTGTGCCGATCTCGGTGAACGTGACCAGGCGCGTGGACTGGGCCGCGCATAAGAAACTGAAAATATGGAAAAGAGCGGCGGACCAGATCGTTCTATTGGCCAAGCGTGAAAAAATTCCTCTTAAATTAGAACGCATCAAGCGCTTCGAGCTGACGATCACGCTTTGCGAAGTCCAGAGCCGGATCGATATCGATAACGGCCTCAAAAACCTGATTGATTATCTCAAGCGTATTGAATTGATCGAGGATGACAGCCCGAAGCATATGCGCGCGCTGCATGTCGTCTTCGGCGAGGCGCCGCTGGGCTGTGTCGTCACCGTGAGACCGTGCGAATGACCCGCAAACCCCTCAGCCCCGAAGCCACGGAGGCCCTCCACGACGCTATGCGGAAGGCGTGCGAGCGGATGGAGCGGCGCAGCAAATCTGATCGCGCGCTCGAACTGTTCGAAAAGGGCATCGACACGCCGACGATCTGCGAAAGGCTCGGTATCGATATTCACTCGATATGGTCGATGCTGCGCGGCGCAAGGAACAAGCGGGCCCGCGCGATGGTGCGGCTCGCAGACGAGATGGGGGCGAATGTATGAAAATCGATAAGGCAGAAAAGGATAGGCTAGCTGACCTCATTCGCGAGTCCGCTGATTATTTAGTTCATTACGGACTTGTAAGCACGATCACCACGTTTGAAAAATATTGTGAGTCTCCGATAGAGATCTTATTCGGAGTGGCGTTCGATTTTTTAGTGACCACCATAAGTCCCGGAACGCTCTGGAACACCTGCATGAACTGCCGTATTTCGAAGTGGGAGATAAGACCCCAATTTTGCTGGGAAAATTACCGAATTGATTTTGCTATTTTGACGAAGCTTCCCTATCCGATCTTTATCGAGTGCGACGGTCACGAATTTCACGAGCGGACCAAGGAGCAGGCCGGTCGTGACCGTGAGAAAGATCGCCGTATTCAGGCCGCTGGGATTCCAATCCTCCGCTTCACCGGCAGCCAAATCCACGCCAACCCAAATAAATGCGCCATGGAGGTCTATGATTTCATTAAGGAGCGGCTCAAGCAGTCTCAGGAGAAAGTTGCTTGAGGCCCCCTCACGTCATCACGGCTGATCTAATGGCGTCTGGGCTGACTCCGGCCCAGACGGCACTGCTTATGGAATTGGTACTGAGCATGTCCACCGGACTGTCCATAGGACAAGGTGGAGAAAATCGCGCGCTTGAGAAGCGGCGAGCATGGGATCGGGACCGCAAAGCTCGGCAAAGGGAGGCCGAACGGCTGTCCGCTTTGTCCACCGGACTTCCACCGGATTCCACCGGACTTCCGGTGGAAAATGCGGATGTTTGCTCTGATGAAGAAGAGAAGAATAGAAGCCTTCAAAGGAAGGGTAAGACAGTAAACAAGAAAGGTTCTCGTTTACTGAGCGGCGCGCGCGTGAGCGATGAGAACCGCGCGATCGCAATCGAGAACGGGTGTCCACCGGATCGGGTGGACGCGGCTTGGACTGAGTTCGTCGATTACTGGTCGGACATTCCAGGCCAGAAGGGCTGCAAGCTTTCGTGGACCGGAACGTGGCGCAACCGCGTGAAATTCATCTTCCAACGGACAGGCAACGGCAATGGAAAAGCTCAGGACAACCCCAGAGCGGGCAGCCTCATCGGCGCGCTCGACCGAGCAATCGCAAAAGCTGAATTCGAAGAAAACCTTGGTCTTGAAGTGCCAGCGGATAATCTTCTCCGCATTCCGGGCCGATCAATACAGCGATCCTGACGGCTACCTGACGAGCCTCGGCATGGTGCTAGAGCAGTATCCGAGCGAGGTGATCATCTACATCAGCGATCCGCGCACCGGCGTGCAGCGTCATTGCAAATGGCCGCCGACCATCTCGGAAATCGTCGAGGCTTGCGACAAGCGGATCGCCGAACTCAGCCGCGCCGAGCGCTTTCGGAATTGGGGAAAGAACGACGAGACGCTGCTGCTCGAAGCTCCGCAGGGCGAGCGGCCGACGCTCGATCAACTCAAGGCGAAGTATGGCCCGAACTGGGGCCTCGGCGACCTGCCCAAATCAGACGACGCGCCGCCCCGGCAGGCACTTGGCTGGAATTCGATTGCCGCGATGTACGGATCGGATCCATCGCTTTTGCGGCGACTTGTGCACGCGGCCGATGATCAGCACCCGAACGATGAGCCGACGCAATGATCAGCCTCTCGCTGTTCTCGTTCGCGATGCTGTTCGTCGGGTACGTCGCCGGCCGAGCGCATGAAATTTGGATCGAAAATAGGGAATGGGAATGGGTGTCGATGCCGTTGGCAAACAAGTCGCAATCAGCGTGATGTTCGATATCGTCAAGATCGAAATCATCTGCGGCGACGATTACGCCGCCCAGGTTCTTTACGATGATCTGGTCGAAAGGCTGGGCGCGGGGCAGGGCATCACGCTGGGACTCGGGCAGAAGGTACCAGCCGAATGACGACACCGACCCTCACCTGCGACACCTGCGAGTCCGAGATCGACGTGGCCAAGGATCCGCGATGCGTGGTGTACGACCCGTCAGGATCGACGGACGTGATCTGCGAGGCCTGCCGCGAGGCCTGCGAACGCGCGGCCAATGCCGAGTGGGGATCGTTCACGAGCTCGGATTTGCCGTTTGGCATGCAGCACAGGATCAAGCGGGGGTGGCGTGCGTGACCCGCTCAACGAGCTCCGACGCGCCATCGAACACGAAACCTGTCGCGTTATCGCGATCCGGTTCAACCTCGAAAATGAAAGACGCAACAGAATGGCAATAGAGATCAAGGGCCTCAAGGCCGACGCGCTCACCGCGCGCGCCAATCTCGACAAGCTCCGGGCGGCCTATGCCAAATTCAATGAGGCCGCGCCGGCGCACGCGGCTGACGTCGAGGGCCTGACATCCCAGATCGGCGGCATGCAATCCGACCTCGAATTCGCGGCGACCGTCATGGGAAACTCCGCTGGCGAGTCAGAGAAGCTCGCCCAGACGTCTTCCGCGAGGCCGGGCACAGATGACCGCGTGGCGCTGGGGCCTCACCCTGACCATCCGCAGGGCGTCCAGGAGGATTCCGAAAGGCGGGCTGCCATAGTGGCGGACCTCGTGAACCTCACTGCTGAGCCTCTGGAGGTCGCTACAGCCCCTCTCAGCGACGGATCAGCCGCCTCCACTGATCCGCAGCACTCGGATGGGGCGCCTGTTCTGGCATTGAACCATGCCTGAGATCATCAGCCGGAAGGAGGCGAGGGCGCTGGGGCTGCAGCGATATTTCACAGGGAAGCCGTGCTCGCGTGGGCACATATGCGAAAGGTATGGCCGCGGAATGAGAATCACGATACGGAACAGGCGCGTGTTGCGGTGGCTCGGGTTTGACGCGCGCGGCAATACCCAGCCGCTCACTGTCGGACTGACACTGCAAAACTGGGCTGAGGTGCTCTGGCGCAGGCTGGTGCGACGATGACCGCGCTGATCCGCACCGCCGAGGATATCGTTGCGGCCTATCGACGGCGCATCGCCGAACTCGGCATTGCCCACGCCACCGTCGACGCTATCAGCGGCCTCCCGGATGGCTATACGAGTAAGCTTCTCGCCCCGGTGCCTATGAAAACCATGAGCCGAAAGGCCATCGAGCTGCTCAACGGCGCGCTCGCCATGGGGTTCGTGGTCGCGGTCGATGACGAGCAGACCAAGCTGGTTCAGCGGCGCTGGGCACAGCGAAAACGTCCCATCAGGCCATCCGCGTTAGCATCCCGCGTTAGCACAGACGACGAAATGCCAGAAGTGCCCAATTTGCAGCCACAAAACAGGAATTCGGAATACATGAAGATGATCGGCAAACGAGGTGCATCGAAGGGCGGAAAACGTCGAATGAAAACAATGGGAAAGCGCGCAAGGCAGCGCATCGCCGCACATGCCGCTCGGATTCGCTGGAGCAAGCGAGACGCTGCCCATGCCTGAGAAAGGCTGTACAGACTGCGGGAAAAAACTGATCTCCTTGGGAGGAGGCCGGAGTTTTTGCTCTCGCGAATGCAGGCTGAACAACAAGCGTGCATCCAATCTATGCACTTGGTGCAGCCGAAGATTCCGCCCCTTCGATGTCGAGGGTCTAATTTACCATTGCTCGCAGTTATGTGCCGAGGCTGCGGACAAAAAACGCCGCAAAGAGCGCTACGAACTCGGTCCCCATGAACCAAAGGACGAAACTCAATGGCTAAGAAAGAACCGAGCGCAACTACGAAGCGTCAAGCGATACCTGAAAAACCGGCGTCGCGAGCAGTCGGGATCGTCGCACAAGTCGATGTAAAGACTGGCGTCAAGTTCGCCGAGCTGATGTCAGCGGTGATGAGCGACTTGGTGCTCGGGGCGATGACGCCAGATGTCGGCAATGCCACTTGCAACGCCGGCGGCAAGTTGCTCAAGGTCGTTGAGATGCGGCACAAGTACGGATCCAATCTGGCACTTATTGGGCCGAAGTAGCAAAACCGGCCGGCATCTCAATGGTTCCGGCCGGTTACCGCTGCACTGATACCCAATCCGAGGGTTGGCAATCAAGCCGGGTGGGCTGCCCTAGCAGTTCAATGTAACTGCCGCTGCACCACGTTGCATCGCCCGTCCAACGGTCTAAACGGTAAGCGCCGAGGCGCCCGTCGTCGATTGATATAGTCCAGCGGTTCGTCATGGCGATGCTGGCCGCGATCAACGCTCCAGCCAGTATGATCGCTGTGGGAATGACGTATCGGCCTATCATGTGGCTCATAATGCGGGAACCTTTCCAGTTTGAACAGCTATTTGCGCGGTGACGACCGGCCTGAATAACAGTTGGTGCGTTGCTGAACAACCTGTCTCATTCATCGTCGAGCGATGGACAAATCGCTCCGACGATCGAATGTTAAATGGTTCTCGGATAAGCAAAAACCGAAGCACAAGGCATCTCGCCGAACACCGATGCAGCTCGTTGCGCTGCGCCTCAATGATCTCGCTAGCATCTTCCGCAGCCGATATGGCGTGACGCTGCCAGACGACGACGCAGGCCGCGATGACCTCGAAGTGGCCATCAATCACCTCGCCAGCCTGGCCCGGCCACGCAGGTACATTGCCAACTGGATTGGCCTGTGGGCGCCGTGGCTCACCGCCAAGGAGCAACAGGACATGGTGGGTGCAGCCCTCGCCAACCCACAGCACTGGAAAGCCGACAACCTTGCCTGGCGTCTCAGGCTCACCGCGGAGGAACGCAGAATGCTCGGTGTGACCACGATCGGGGCAATCGACGAGAACAAGGCCGCTCGAACCAAACGCCGGCGCAAACTGGACCGTGAGCGCAAGGCTAAGGCACGACGGGCGAAAGGTGCCAAGCCTCGCAAAGACTATGAAGCGCAGTCGGTCGAACAGGCAATGCCATGGCTCGACGAGGGCATCAGCCGCGCCACATGGTATCGGCGCAGATCAGCCCATGAGACTGCGTGAGACAAGTCCGGCTACAGCATAAGTACTATACAGCTGAAGATGCACCTATCTCACACCCAGCCAAACCCATCGAACCAGCTAGATAGCAAGATGGTTGAGAACAGCGTATTGCCTGATCAAATGATCAACCGTAGTGTCAAAGGGGAATACAGATGAAAAAGTTGAGCGAGCAGGAAATCCGCCGGCAAATGGAGGAAATACTCGCAAACCAGCTGGCGCGACCGTCTCTCCGGCCAAGCACAAAGCTAGAGGACGAAGCAGAGGCATTCGCACAAGAAACGCCGTCAATGGCAGAACGCTCTCTTCATCCATCTGCATCACGTAACTAATGTTCCATAATACTGCAGCATCTGTCATTCGGTGTGATGTTGTGATGACGGTATTCCTGACGGTATATCCACAGTCGCTGTATAATACTATGATCAATATCAATACGTTAGCGCTCTCGTTGATGATGTGGTGAATATCATGCGATGTCTAGCGAAAGGCATGGTGTTCGATGTCAACCTATTGATATCATTTAGGAAAAGACCGGGGTGGTAGGGGGGTGGGGGCGATCGGTGACCACCCGCTCTATATCGACCTACCCCCCATCTTTCGCGGCTTTTCTGAAATTTTGGTCGGTTGGGTGGTGCGTTGTTCGGGTCCGGCTTGATCCGTAATTTGTTACGCATGCCACAGATTGCGCTTGGAACTCCGCAAATACCTGATCCGGATGAGGAAAGTCTGGGTCCGGCGATGCTGGCGTTGAATGCGGCGCAGCGCCGGTTTGCGATGGCGGCGGTGATGTTCCCGCTGGCGAAGGACTTTCAGATTGCGCGGGCGGCGGGATATTCGGATTTCAGTCATGGTGCGCTGCGGGTGTGTGCGCATCGGTTGTTTCACAGCGACAAGGTATTGACGGCGATCAACGAGTTGGCGGTGAAGGAGATCAGGGGGTCGGCGCTGCTGGGGATTGCGACGATGAAGAAGATTGCGCGGCTGGACGGGCACAAGGATCAGTTGAAGGCGGCGAAGGATCTGGTGGGGTTGGCGGGGCACACGGTGGAGCAGAAGATCAACGTCCACCAGACGGTGACACGAAAGGTGGATGTGTCGGAGGCTGCGGCGAAGATCGCGGAATTCCGGGAGAAGTTCCCGCTGCAGTTTGCGAAGATGATCGGTGCGGTTCCGGCGGTGGTTGACGCGGAGTTTACCGAGGTGTCGGAGTGATCGCGGAACCGACCCCGGAGGAATTCAAGGAGTTTACCGATGCGCTCGGGGTCATCGAGTATGCCGAGACCTACGAGCGGTTCAGGTCGTTCGAGCCCTATCCGAAGCAGAAGGTGTTCCTGGCGCTGGGGTTGACCAAGCGCGAGCGGCTGCTGACGGCGGGCAACCAGCAGGGCAAGACCGAGACTGGGGCGTTCGAGGTTGCCTGTCACCTCACGGGTGAATATCCGAGATGGTGGAAGGGGAGGGTGTGGAACCGTCCGACCAAGGGCTGGATCGCTGGCGAGACCTCGCTGGCGGTGCGGGATACCCAACAGAAGAAGCTTTGCGGCGAGCCTGGGGTCGAGCGCGCGTTTGGCACCGGCATGATTCCGCTGGAGGCATTTGCGGATCGGCCGTCGCTCGCGCGCGGAGTGACCGATGCCTATGACACGATTCAGGTCCGGCACAAATCGGGCGGGATCTCGATCGGCCGCTTCAAATCGTATGAGCAGGGTCGGGCCAAGTTCCAGGGCGATACACTGGATTGGGTCTGGAACGACGAAGAGTGTCCGATAGAGATTTATTCGGAGGAACTGGCGCGCATCACGGCGACGAACGGAATGATCTTCACCACCTTCACCTCGATGAAGGGCACGACGGCGCTCACCAACCGCTTCCATCTCGAAGAAAGTCAAGATCGCGATATGGTCAAGATGGGCATCGCGGACGCCCTGCACATCCCGATCGCCGACCACGCCAAGATCATTGCCGGCTATCTGCCCTATGAGCGCGAGGCCCGCGTGCATGGCGGCATCATCCGCGGCCATGGTCGGGTGTTCGAGCTGTCGGATGAGATCATTGCCGAGCCGCCGCTGTCCTATATCCCGGTTCACTGGGCGAAGCTGTGGAGCGTAGATTTCGGGATCGGACACCCGTTCGCGGCGGTGTTGAGTCTGTGGGACAAGGACAACGACGTCATCCACATCCACCATTGCCTGCGGATTGCCGACCAGATTCCGATCCAGCATGCGTTCGCTATGAAGCAGATCGGGGCAGGAGTGCCAGTGGCATGGCCGCATGACGGCGCCAGCCGCGAGAAGACTTCCGGCGAGACGCTGGCGGCGGCCTATAAGAAGCATGGTCTGCTGATGTCGTCGGGGCATGCGACATGGCCAGACGGCGGGATCTCCACCGAGGCTGGTATCCTTGAAATGGTCGAACGCATGCGCACCGGGCGTTTCAAGGTTGCCGCGCATCTGTCTGAATGGTTTGAGGAATATCGCGACTATCACCGCAAGGATGGCCAGATCGTGAAGATCCGGGACGACCTGATGTCAGCGACGCGGGTCGGCGTGATGGCCAAGCGCTACGCCCGCGCGGTTCAGATCGGCAGCAAGGCCGCAGAGCGCTCGATCGGCGGCGTTGCCGACGGCACCAGCTTCGACGTCTTCGCCTGACGCTGTGGTGCGTTGCTGCCCGGCCCCGCCTGACATCCCCTGACGCTGCGCGGTTCTTGGCCACGCATTTCCTCCCATGACTTGGCGCGCGGGTTCGTCCCGCCGCCCTTTTCGGAGTTTTCCAGATGGCCGACGAGACCCTGCCGCATCCCGCGCCTGCCCCGACGCCCCCGAAGTCATATATCGCTCCCGGTATGGTTTCCGCCGATCCGGGTGTGCTGCCGTCCAAGCCGCAGACCTATGATCCAGCCGTCAAGACCAATGAGCCCGTCAAGCCCGGCACTTTCAGCGGCTACGGTGCGAAGCCAGCGACCGACACCGGCACTGCGAAGCTGCGCGCCTTCGAGGACAAGCACCTTGGCCGCAAGGCGATGCGCAACAAGGAAGGCCATGTCGAGAAGGGCTACGGCTCGCCGTTCAAGGCAATGACGCCGGAGCAGCACGCCGAGCATGCCTCGCTGGAGAAGCTGGTCGAGGCCGAGGCAGAGGTCGATGCCGCCAATGTCAAGCTGAGCGCTGCGAAGTCCGCGGTCGAAGCCGCCAAGGCCGCCGTGGTCGAGGCCACCAAGGTTTCCGACAAGGCGGCCGCGGACGCGAAGAAGGTCGCGGATGAGGAAGCAAAAGCCGATGCCGCTCCCCACGCAGCCTAGCCTTTCGCCGGGTGCTGCGGATCTCGGTCTTGGCGACATGCTGGCGCAGCAGGCGCAGGGCGAGACCGAGGAGCAGCGCAAGAAGCGCATGACCGAATTGCAGCAGTCGAAGCTGCTCGGCCCGGCCGGCTCGATGGCCGTGACCTCGCTGTTCGGCATGAGCGGAGGACCAAAGGGTGCTGGCTACTGAAAACAGGCTTGCCTTCGATCTGCATGATAGCTGGCAGGCTAGAGTGTTATCGAAATCAGAAGGTCCTCTTCGCGCGATTGTGCTCTCGGTGCTGGCTCACAATTTTGACGATGCGGTGCTGACTTTGTGCGCGCTTATTTTTGAAGATTTTGACGGATCGCTTCCGCTTCCATCGCTGACGACAGCCGCAAAGATCAGCAAATCCGGTGCAATAGTTGCCAACGTGGTCGACGCCGATGGCGTCATTATTCCTGATTTAAGGATCTTCGCCAGCGAACAGAAGATGCGCGACACGTTCCGGCATCTCGCCGATCGCTGCAGGCTTTCCGATTCCGATCGCATTGAACTTTTCAAATGCGTGCAGGCCTGGGTGGTCGCCGACCGCCGGCTCGATCCGATGATGGACCCGAAGGATCCCGATGCCAAGCGTTTGCATTGAAACCAAGAACGAGACGAACCGTGGCCTGCTTTGTAGGCACTGCAATTCCCTTCTCGGCTATGCGCGCGATGACATCGACGTCCTGAAGGCTGCCATTTCCTATTTGAATGGAGATGGCGATGCCCACTGATCTCGTCGCATATAACGGAACGGAAGCCACGCCCGCCACCGGCAAGACCCGCGTCATCTCTGATCGCGAGGCCCAGATCGTCACCGCGATCATCCGCGAGTTCGGCCAGTACCAGTCCCGCCGATCCGTTTTTGCGATGCAGTGGGAAGAATGCGCCGAATTAATTCTCCCCACCGCGCGCGGCACCTTCTTCTACCAGAACTTCAATACCCCCGGCGCCAAGAAGACCCAGCAGCAGGTCGACGCGACAGGGGCTCTCGCTCTGCACCGCTTCTGTGCCATCGCCGATTCGCTGGTGACGCCACGCAACATGCAGTGGCACGGGTTGCAGGGCGACGATTACGTGATGAAGGACCGCAACTCGCGGGTCTGGTTCGAAAACACCACCAAGCTTCTGTTCCGGCAGCGCTATGCCGCGCACGCCAATTTCGCCGGCCAGAACTACAACAACTGGCAATCGCTCGGCGCGTTCGGCAACTCCACCATGTATGTCGACAAATTCGACAATCGCTGGCAGGGCGGCGGCATGGGGCTGCGCTACAAGGCGGTGCCGCTGGGCGAGACCTACTTTGGCGAGAACCACCAAGGCAAGGTCGACCGCATGATCCGCTGGTTCAGGCTCACCGCCTACCAGGCCGCGCAGAAATGGGGCATCGAGTATCTGCCGGAGACGCTGCATTCCGCGCTGGCCCAGAACAGCGAGTTTCGCTATTCGTTCCTGCATTGCGTCAAGCCGCGGATGGAAGATTACGATCCGCAGGCGCTGGACGAGCGTGCGTTCCCGTTTTCCTCGCATTATGTCTCGCTCGACGGCCGCTGCCTGATGCAGCCCGAGAGCGGCTACCGCACCTTTCCCTACGCGGTCTCCCGCTACGACCAGGCCC